GACTGTAGAGACCCGCGTTTACGTTTGTTAGATACAGGAGAGACTTCATTGGTAGTCACGGATGATACAGCAGAGGTTGATTCTATGTTTGATGCGGTGCTTCGTCTGCTTCTTAATGTATCCTTATTATCGACCATTCGTGTAGAATCTTGTGGTCTTTCTTTTGGTGCAATGTATTCTACGCTACCAGTATAGTGTTCCGAAGGTTCGCCTGCTTTTGCTTGTATGATTTCATCAGCAAAGTTATTCATTGCAACCTGATTGCCTTGCCACTTTGCTTCTGTTTTTGTCAGACCATATTCTTGTATTTCTTCTACCTTCTCGGTCCGTAACGTTTTAAATTCTTCATAAGCCTCTGGATTATTTGTCATTAAAGACATTTCACTAAACCACTTTAATTGTGGTCGATACGGATCATCTACAGGTGAATCCTCGCGTAATTCGTCTAAATCTTCCTCATCCTTACCAAAAAGATATGATGAAAGTTTATAAGCACCATAACCGACTGCGGCAACACCTGCTGCAGCGGCAATAAATGGTGCAGCAGCAACCAGTGCAGGTGCCGCAGCGGCCGCAAGACCACCGAGAGCAGTCGCACCAGAAGCAATGGCACCGCCAGTGGCAGCAGCCGCAGTCCCTAATCCACCCATCACCGTCGCACCGGCAGACCCTAATGCGCCTAATGCAGCAGGTGTCATCATTGCAGCGCGTCCGAGTACTCCTGGCGCCTTTGAGAGTACACTGCCAGCAGTCCGAATACCTGATCCGACTTTACCTTTCAATGCGGTCGTCTTACCAGCGAATCCGAGTTTTTCTGTTAAGAAGGATAATCCTTTTCCTAACGGTGATTGTGCTAATCCTTTGAGAGGTGCCGTAATTCCGCTGACCACATCGTCTTTGAGGTCGCCTCCTTTCTCTTGTAATGCATCCAGACCTTTGGCAAACAGTGAACCGGTGACTGGTGTTTTCTTCTCCACAGATTCTTCGTCTTCCGAGCGCTTTCTCCGTAGTGTTTCCTTTCGTTGTGCATCGAGTATTGATTTTAAGAGTTCATTATTGAAATCTACACTACCGGATAAGACCTTTCCGTGTTTCAGTAACAGCGATACCTTCGCTTCGAGCTCGTCAATACGTTTGCTCTCAGTAGAAAACACGGTACCAGATCGAATGACAAACTCTCGGTCACCTATTACAGCGTCCCTTAACGCATTGAGACCGGCTTTCGCCATGGCAAAGGCAGGAATCGCGTCCATCAGTGATCGTTTAAAATCATCAAACTTGGAAACAGGTTCTCCGCGGTCTTTTGTTCGCATTGAGACCATCACATCGTCTTTTAATCGAAAGGAGAACGGTGCTGGACTTGCGGAGACTGTAGGACCAAAGTTTTCATCGGTCATTGGAGACATTAATTGCGGAAGTACTAAGGTTTGATCACCAGGAGCAAACTCCGCAAACGAAGCGTCTACCTGTAACGCCTCCAATTGATTAGATAACTGGATCGAACGGGTATTATCATTGAGAGCAAGGGTTCGCAGTGAACGGACTGCTGAAGAACCTGCAATGCTGTTAATGGCATCACCGGCCTTTTGACCCATACCAGACATAGCGCTAATGATTGATTTTATCATATGGAATCCAACTCTAGGTTGCCTTTTGAATTATCGTTCTGTTCTTTTATTCGTTCGTTAATCATGGAAATATACACATCACGCTCAAATGGTATCATATTTTCCACTTCGCTCATTCCAAACTTACAATACTGGGTTATATCAAAGATTACCTTATAATAGGTGATTAACGTTTTATAACTCAGTATAAGGTAAAAAAATCATCAATATTCCTAAACACCACTTTCTTGGTATCTCCTGCTGAGTTCTCATATTCGACCACATGATGGATGCCAGGAGTACTCGCAAAAAAGGCTTCAATGGATTTAAACACATCTAGGGGTAATTGTTCCATGAATTCGTCTTTTTCTTTCTGGGAGACCTCATACCATGAATATACGTCTTCCTCATCATACACATGGTCAATGGACTCTGTAATGGTCGCATAGGATAACTCCGTCAAGGTATTCACACCTGCAATTTTCTCAGTAACATCTGGAGTAAGATGCTTTAACACGATTCCACACTTTTCATTGATGGGTATCTTGGAATCATGACCTTCCGGAAAAGACACTTCCACATCATTTAAGTCCAGTTCCAGATCATAGGTAATACCGTCATCGGAGTCCTCAACGGTAAAGCGTACCATGTTATCAATCGACACTGCCCGTATTTTCAGAAAAAGATATTCCAGATCATAGAGTGTACAATCGCTGACCTCAAATCCTTCTTTGAGGACACAGTTATTCACGATTTGTCGGACAGCGTTAAAGATTTCTTTCCTCTCTCCAGACTCTTTTGCGGTAAGTAGTATCTTTTCTTCCTTGACTAGGAAAGGACGGACCAGTAGCGTGTCTTGTGTCGAAGGTTGGACAAACTCAAAGGTAGGTGTATCAATTTTTGGTAATGGCATAAAGGTTCCCCATTCTTTAGGTAATGATATAGTTGGTAAATTTAAAGTTAAGATTAATCTTTAGAGTCTCATCCGTGTTACCCCAACCGAGCTGGATTTGATCGATCGTCATGGGAAACGCTTCTTTAATATCGTAAGTCTTAATTAAGGTTGTTTGATCCTCACTATACACACGGATTTGAAATAACGGTGCAATATAATCATACAGATACTTAGCAGAGAATTTTTCATCTCCGTCAATATCAACAATTGAGTCGGTCCACTTATACATGGACTCTAGGAAGTCTCCTGATCCATCTACCGTTGTGGTCATTGCGATTTCTTGTGGATTGTACGCGTAAGGAATCGTATACGTCTTACCACTCGCATAGGGTTTATGATTATCGACCGACATAAAGGCAGCACCAGGCAATGTCACGGATTCTGCACGGAAGAAAAAAGTTTCTGTCACGTTTCCTACTGCCGCAGCACTAGGTGGAACAAGTAATACCTCATAGTGTGATGGACGCACATATCCTCGTCCCATCGCAGCGGCTTTAAGTGTTGAGAGTGTAAACGGCATTGTTATTTTCCTTTTGATCCGAACGCGGAACGGGAGTCTTTATACACGGTGGCAGTTTTAGCCTTCTTGAACCTTTCCGTAGGTAACATTAACGCGATATCCCACTCTTCGGCAGGCACATAAAGAAAACGCGAACGGACATGGTTATTCAGATATCTTTTAAACGTCGGTTTGAAATAGGAGAATTTCGCCGCTGATGATAGAAGACCATAGGTGAGTTTGAGTTTCTTGGATTGTCGAACCGCATCATTCATCTCTATACTATACAGTCGATCCATGAGTCTTGCACGAAACAGTGGAGGTAAATAGTGGAGATTAAGTCCTGTAAATCCGTCCTTCGTCTTATCCACCATAAAGATTAAAGGAAAACGATCATAGTAAGGTAATGTGGCCTTGTGTTTCGGATCGTAGAAAAACATATACATACGACCTGCATCTTGGACGGTCATTCGATTTCGAAGACGCTCACGATTGGTCATCTCCCGTCTAAGGTTCACTTGACCGACTTCGGACGCTTTATCCCGAAACCAGTCACGACTCGTTTCACTGCCGTATTCAAACCCTGACGCTTTACCTTCGTCTGCAATCTTCTGAAAGATATATGTTGCCATGGATTAAAGTTCTCCTGTGAGGAAAAAGCGGAAAATGCCGCCGACGTTAGTGAGACTCATTTTGACACAAGCCTAAAGTCTGTCGCACTCGCACTTGATGAAGCGGTATACTTGTATCCCATGGACCCTGCGTATCTCTTAACCAGTCTCTTATACAGTTTTTCTCTGGAACTCAGTTCTTTACTTTTCTTTGGATGATCCTTGGGAAGTTCCAACTGCCATGCGGGTTTCTCAGCACTAAACACCAACTCTTGTGGTTTGTCTTTCTTCGTGAAGTCTTTGAGAATGGATATCACGGTGGCAAAGATTCGCATTGCGTCACCTTCACCTGTCACCTTCATTGACGTATTGCGGGTAAAAACAACCACCCAAGAGGACTCATCGTCGGAAATCTCATTCTCCGTAAACCTCACATCGACGGCGCCACCATCGTCTGTCTTAAACATATATTGGACGGCACCCTTATATTGGACTTTCCTGGTAAACCGATAGGGTTTATCGAAGGCTTCGGTAATATAATCACCAAAAGAAAGGTATTCTGTTTTCATTTATACTCCTAGTTCTCTCTCGGTCATAATCATAAATTTCCATTTGCGGTCATCGCAGAATTCTTGAGCGGCTGTCCATTTACTACTATTGATAGCCCACGTTCTCACTTCGGATAAATACCTTTTGCTGCGACTCTTTGATGGTTTAGGTTCCATAGTTTGAGCAAGAGGTTTGACTTCAATTAGGACGGTTTCTTTCTTCCCACTTCTATTTATCTTTTTTACCAGAAAGTCGGGATAGTAACGATGAACCTTTCCGTCGAGGGGAGAACGGTAAGGTATAACAACTTCTTCACTGGACCATTGCAATACATCTGGATGCCGGTCTAAATAAGCCATGAGTTTGAGTTCCCAACTACTCCGATAAATAATGTTAGTCGTATCACCTCGATATTTTCTGGGATTTTGTGGCTTAAAGGATCCTTTATACGTCTTCATAGGTAATTATTTATATGACAGCAACCGCTAATACAACTACAAATGCATTTACCGATATCGGCATCTCTGCTGGTTCGATGAAAAATACATTATCTGAGTTACAAAAAACTCAGATCGCTGCAACGCAGAACTTACCTGGATCAATTGGACGACCCAATGGCGATTCTACCGGTTCACGTTCGTCTGTCGATAATACTTTTGCCTCCAGTCTTGAGCTTGCCGGTTCAATCGCCGGATCATTAGAATCATCTGGTGCCACCGTCGGTACAGTACGAAAATTTCTCACTGATAAAGTCTCACCTACATTTATCAATAAACTCTCGATCGATAAAAGACCCGGTGATCCTGGTCTTGATTTAGGTGATAGAAATGTCCGTTTGCCTGACTCAAAGAAACTTTCCGTTACAGAAAAAATGCGAGAAAGTCGTGAGAGTCTTGTGGGTCGTGATGACAATAACTATTTAGGCAATGCATTTCCACCCGATCTTGACTCTCAAGCCCCTGTTTATATTTTACTTGAGTTTCATGAATACACCAGAGCATCAGCGTTCAGTAAAGGTTCCTTACCACCTGGACAAAAAATCTTCCTACCTTTACCAGAGAACTTCAATCAGACGTTTAACATTCAGGCAGACAGTAAAGACTTTGGAACCACTGGTGCGGTAATGAAAGGCATTACCAATTTCAGTCTGAAAGACACCGTGATGAATCCGATTGATTCGTTGGGCACTGCGGCAGCAGAAGTCGGAAGTTTTGCACAAAGAAACTTAATGACGTTGACTGCTGGTATTGGAGGAGAGACCGCTGACGGTCTTGCACAGGCCATTACAGGGGCAGTGCCAAACCCGCATCCAACTGCATTCTTTCAAGGGATGCCTTTACGTCGATTCTCTTGGAGATGGAAATTTGTTCCACGTTCACAAGCAGAATCCGATGCCTTGAGAAATATTTTATCATTAATGAAAGAAAAAATCTTACCGAAAGGTGGCACGTATTTGAAATCGCCTGATTTTGTGCAACCTAAGGTCTTACCAGAAGATAGTAATAAACTCGACATTAAATTTAAAAAGTGTATGATTACTCAATTTGATATCAACTACACGGGTGAAGGTACGTCTGCGTTCTTTAAAGACGGTTCTCCTGTGTCGATTTCTTGTGGTATTGAATTCACTGAAATGGAACTGTTCCTGAGAGAGGATATCTAAGGTGCCAACAAAAGACCTATATAAAAATACACCGTACTTTAAAAAGTTTCCCTTTATTAATTATAGAGGTCAGACTGGTATTAATATATTAACGCGTGTTGATATTACTAGTAACATACGGAATTTCTATTCTTCATTTTACACGTATACTATGAATCGCGACGATACAGTCGAACACATGGCTTATAATTACTATAAGGACGTTGACCTCGATTGGATTATCTACCACGCGAATGATATCATTGATCCATACTATGATGTTTCATTGACAACAAATAAATTTAATTTGTTTATTAAGAAAAAATACGGATCAGAAACCATTGCGAAAACCAGAGTAAAACATTACCGTACAAACTGGCGTGATGATGATAGTATTATTTCATCTTCGGGATATAATGCATTAGGTGGAAACTTTAATCCTGTCAATGATGGTGTTTATTTAAATGACGGATCAAATCCGGACTTTACATCAAACCGAAGAAAGTATTTTAAAGAGATTCGTAATCAGACAGGTATTTTAGGATATTCGAGAAACGACGAAGATATTATTATCACAACAAACCGAATTGAAACCTACGAATTCACGACCTCAACTGGTACATTTATTCGTGGTGAGAGAATCACTAAAGACGGTGACGGCACCGTACAAGCGACCTTCGAAAACACAACTGCCGACGGTAATGTTATTATCGATGATATTGTTGGCACGTTTGCTGCAAATACCGATTTCGTTGTGAGAGGTTTTGAATCTGGCGCAACTGGTATTATTAAAGCACTCGACGAAGATGCAACCGAGGAAGAGATAAATGTACTTTCTCAATTGTCGGTACCATCAGGTGGTCCAGTGATTCGGAACGTGATACCAAAAGACGAACAGATTTATTATAGTCCCGTGTCTTTTTATGATTTCGAGTTTCAAAAGAATCAAGAAAATGGCGAACTATATATGGTAGATGAAAGTTATAAGAATGATTTGAATCAACAATTAACTAATTTGTTGAGGTAGGTAATGTCTTCGGAAAATGTTGAAACAGGTGAATTAGAAGTCCTCGGTGAAAAAATAGTTATCACCACCTATAACGGTGGAAATCCACAAAACATTTATCATTTAGTCGACCGATTTGATATTTACGAATCAGTGCAACAAAATTGTATTGTCGCTGATTTTGTCGTAAACGACGGTATCGAATTGCAAAACTATTTGCCAATTGCTGGTGAAGAATGGATTTCACTTCAGGTTCGAACTCCGAGCCGTAAGACACTAACATATAAGTTTTTCGTGCATACCGTTTCACAACTGAAAACTTCTGACGATGCCACGCTTAAAGTCTATTCGTTGAATTGTGTGAGTGAAGATTATCACAAACAATCATGTCAGAAAATTTCAAAACGTTATCTAGACAAAGATTATCAAGTGGCGATTAATGAATTATTAAAAACAGATTTTGTTTTATCGAAAGGTCTAGAGGTTGAACCCACGAAAGGTAAGTTTGATTATATCGTTAATAATGTTCGACCTTTTCAGATAGCGGACCTGCTTTGTGACAGAGCAGTATCAAACAAATACAAAGGCACCGATTATCTGTTTTACGAAGACAACGAACAGTTTCGTTTTGTTACTTATGAATATTTAATCGAACAACGCAAAGGTAAGGCTGAAAGTTTTAAATTTGTTTATGATACCGCTAACAGATCGAAAGAGTTTGATAAAGTAATTAATGTCCGTAATATTCTATCTTATGAAGTTATGTCACAAGGACATTCAATCACTAAGGTAATGGATGGCGCACAGAAGCTGCAGGTAAAAGAATTTGATTTATTGCATGGTGATTACTTTAAAAAGAACGAGTACACCAATAGCAGTGACTATTCTCAGTTTAAACCTACAGATAACCAAAACGATCTAAACAGTGCTGCGTATAGTTCAGCAATGGAAAAATATCCAGGTTCTTATCTTATGGCAGTAAAGGATGGATTAAGACCTGAAATGGAACATAATAATTATATACACTTTAAGAGACCTTGGCAAATTAAAAGTATGCAATTTGGTATGCGATTGAGAGTATATGCTGATACTGAATTGCTTGTAGGTGATTTAATTCAGTGTAAGTTTCCAGAGATATCGTTTTTAAGTGAAGATAGACCAGAACAGGAAGTATATTCTGGAAATTATTTTGTAAAGGACATTCGATTGTCTGCAAACAAAACGGCAGATAATACATGGGAGTCTTTTATGATACTTGATATTAGAAGACCTAATTTGAAGAAGGCGTTAGGATAATGGCACAGTATAATCTAGGAGAAAGTTTCCGTTGGTTCATGGCTCGCGTGGTCGACAATAAAGACCCCGAGAGATTGGGTCGTGTGCGTATTCGAGTCATTCACGACCAAACGGGCGATCTAGGTAAAATTGTCAAAACATGGGGTGTTCGTAACACCGATTTGTTGTGGGCGTGGCCTATCTCTGCAATCCAGTCTGCCAGTCTCTCGTGGAAGAAGATTGTAGAAATTGAAGACTATCCCACACCGGATTGGATCGACGCAGTAGGACTCTCTCCTGTTGGAATCGCAGAAGGCACATATGTCTTCGGTTTCTATCTAGATGGACATGAACAAAATATTCCATTAATTTTTGGTACTTACCACAAACGATCAAGATATCCAGAACCGCCGACTGATACTGCCGCAGATGATGACGGCAATCATTCGATGTTGCAAACAGAAGCACCAACAGACACGATTGGTTTTTATGAAGATATCGCTGCTCTCGCAAGAGGCAACTTTATTGATCCAGAGAATCCAGAAAACAATGGTCCTGGTCAAACACTGCCAAAAGAAACGTATCAACTTTCAACACTTTGGCCTGCTGATGATCCGGGTAAAAATCCCGTCGATGAGATGCCGACTGCTTATGATGCAGAATATCCCTATAACCTAACGTATACTACAAAGTCTGGTCACGCTATCGAACTTGATGACACTCAAGGCCGAGAAAGAGTGCATGTTTGGCATCGTTCAGGTTCTTATGAAGAAATATCAAATGGTCCGCCTATCAATAATACCGATCAGGATTTTGGAAATAAAGATTCAAAATATCCAGAAG